GGGTTAGAGAAGAGAAGATATGAATCGACTTGATCACCATCAAATAATTCAAATGAATCTTGAACTTTAGCTAGTGCCCATACAGTTTTTCCACCTTTGAGTGAACCGGCTGTTTCCATAGTCATTTTGCCTTCGTCGACATAATCAGAGAAGAAATCGAAAGCTTGTTCGTTCTGAACAGGTTTCCAATCAGGTCCTACGTTAGTAAGAACTTTATGATCGCTTGATCTAATTAAAGACTTTGTGCCAGTAGAGATTTTTTCACCTTCAAATTCGGCGAATGATTCAACTTCGTGAACCGTCCAGTCTGTACCAGACGCTACCATCATTTCTTTAGAGGTAAGATCGTTTGAGACAGGTTGACCTAGGCCGTGCCAAGGTTTTGCAGCTTCATTGTAAGCCATTGTTTCCATTTCGTGCATAATATAATTTCCTTATTCGTTTCAATTTGTTATTGTATATACTATTATATACTAAATCATTCAATTTGTAAATAGTTTTATTCTAATTAAATCATTTATCTGTAATCAATATAGGCTACAAGTACGGTAGCACATGCGATAGGAATAGAAGATCTATTCATCCATTTTATTTGGTGATCAGAAATACCTTCATATTTATTACGATAATATTCCTTCGTAGCTTCGAACCTTGAAGTTCCATTAGTACGACCACGAAGTCTTACATGAAACGATTTATTATTGCCATCATCTGGTTTTTTAACCATATAATTCATGGCTTTAATAGTAGCCTTTTGACGTTCAAGTTCTAGCATATCGCCAGCACAATCAGTAAAATATCTACCGATTGTCATTGCGCCATAATAAGTTTCAGTCATTCTTGATATAGACATATTCTATACTCCTTCATTTGTTAAACATTTTACTCTAGGATCAACATAACCCTTATTGCGTAATACTTGAAATGGGGTTACGTTGTTACGTATAGCGAAAAAATATTCTTCGCACGTAAAGTTTTTAATAAGAAAGTTTTTGAAATCACACATTCCACCACGTTTAAACCGTGCAACGAATGCAGGCTTAAGTTTTCCTACCCATGATGAATGACAATCAGGACGAACATCAGTCATTAACTGTGCTCCATCAAAATTGCCTTTATACATCAGGTAAGATCCGTCATATGTGAAGTCGTTTTGTGAAAATTTAGTCATAGTATATAGTCCTTTTGTTGTTTTGATAGGTCTATTATATCATACTTTGCTGCGAATGTAAACACTTAATTTCATTCCAAGTGCATTTTATTTCCAACTGTAACATAAATGTAACAGTATTAGGCGAACATGTCTTCGAAGTTAATACTTTCTTCAGCGGTCCAGTTAACCGCGGCAAGGATAGGTTCTAAGGGTTTATTAAACACCTTATCAAATTGAGTTTCATAATCTATATTATTGTCTAAGTTAAATTCTGGTGGTAGGTAATCTTTAAAGGCTATTACATTTTCACGTAGAACATTAGGAAGTTTAAGGTACACGAATTTTACCTTATCACCACCTTGTATCAGCTCATATTTCTTAGTCAGGCCAAGATCTTTAACCATTTTGTTATAGAGTAAAGAACCACGGCAATGAATCGGTGTACCCTTTTTGTATATGGTTTTACGATCGGCGTACTTCTTTATCTCAGTGATACCACGTGGAAACGCTAACTCTTCAGGTCTTAGCTTCTTAAACTCAGATTTAGCTTCGGCGATAAACTTTTGAGTGTCAGACTGAGAACCAGATATAATAATCTTGAACGATTCTTTGAGCTTTTCACGAATAGCATGCGGCGTACTCGATTGAATGGCTTGGATGCCCATGATCTTGAGCTTCGGCTCTTTGTATTGTACACCTTCGGAATTATGCACATTGAGAATATACCGTTTCTTGGCGGTCCAAATGCCTTTGTCAGCAAGGACTTCACGACCCATCCACATGCGGTTTTCGTATGCGTTGGTATTTGTTTTAAGTTTATCATATTCTTTTGCTATAACCTTTTCAAAGTGTTCGGAACAAGTCTTGTCGAGAAATTCCATAGGGTTCGGTGGGTTGAACTTTTTAACCCAGTCATTAAAGTCTATATATACAGAATCTGTGTCAATTGCGATCACATAATCTTTTTTATTATTAAGTAACTTATTCAGTTCGGTATTCACCGCGCGTTCAGCAAGACGAATAGAATATTGACCAGTAAGTGTAATAGCTTCGGCTAATCGTATATCAAAATATCTGAAGTATTGAGAACCGAGTGCACCATACATGCTGTTCATAAGAATTTTAATAGCCATCTGCTTGTTATGTAATTGACTAATTTCTTTTTCAAGTTCGAATGTAGGAGTTTTTTGATAATCAGATTCAGCCGCTAACATAATCTTTTTAATAGCCGCACGTTCGTCATAATAATCTATAATGATTTCTGGTAGGAATCCGCGCTTTTCTTTAGAGTATAGAGTACCGTTAATAGTATTACAATATTCAGGATGAGGCGGTATATCATTCTCAAGAAAATTATCAACGCCATCACGATATCGTTCATTTGTTATTAGAGTTTCTGGACTGATATTATACTGAACAATAATGTTAGGATACAATGAGTTCAAATCGAAAGATGCTACATTATCATAAAGACCAGGTACCGGATCCTTGACGTACCCACCCGCGAATTTACCTTTTGATTTAGTATCATTAGGCGGAACTATAATATTCTGATTATTTAGTTTACGGTATATGATTGAATCCCAGATCGCGGTGGTACCAAAAGTATCGGTATAATTAACACCGGCCTTATAAGCAATCGTCATAGCCAAGGCAATCAATTCCATCTTTTCATCTATGCGCTGGACGAGTTGAACATCTTTAATATTATAATCAATGAACTTTTGATAATCATTTAGATACAACGAATGTAATGAACCATGTTCTTCGTAGGATAATTTCTTTTCGCCAAGGACTACACTTGAAATGTGATCAAGGGAATATGATTCTTGTGGGCCGTACGAATAACCGAACTTAGTAAAGAGTTTCCAATAATCAAGAGTTTGAATACCAACTAATTCATATTTCTGCTGTTCACGATTAAATTTAGTTACTGTCTGAGCTTGTACAATACCCCACGGTGAGAACAATTTAGTATCTTCTTCACCAAAGATTTTACATACACGATTAATAAGGTAAGGTATATCAAAGAATTCTATGTTCCAGCCCGTCAATACGTCAGGTGTATGATTAGGATTATTCCACCAATTAATAAACTTTGTTAATAGATCTAATTCAGATTTACATTTAACATAACGGAATGTATCAGGTTCTAGGTCGCACTTAGATATATCGTAATCGCCTAAGCCCCAGATGTAATACATACCATCGTTACTAGTTCTGGCCGCTATACTAATTACTTCGTCATTTGCTGTCTCAGGATAAGGGAAACCGTTAGCCGAAGCAACCTCGATATCAAAGATCATAATATTGATTTTATCTTTATCGAATTTTATATCGCCAGGAAAACGTTTAGTATTAAATTGATGTACGTAATTTGTAGTGCCGTGGATATCCCAAACATCTTTATACTGGTCGATCCAACCTTTTGCGTCACGCATAGAATTAAAATCTTTAGGCTTGAGATTATGGCCCATCAAAGATTTATACTGCGAAGGTTCAGAAGAATTATAGAATAGTCGGGGTTTAAATTTTATTTTTTCTGATACCGCATTACCATTGGCATCGTATCCACGATAAAGGATATTGTTTGAGTATCGATTTACCGATGTATAGAAATTAGACATTGTCACCTCGTGTTCATATTATAGTTTATTATATCATATATCTAACGTAATGTAAATAGTTTTAGGAATTAAATTTCTATTAGCGCCATTATTCCTGGGGCGATACTACCCTTGTGCGCGCACGTGTAGAAGAAATATTTCGGATTAATATTCTCTTTCATGTATCCCGCTTCTTTAAAAGCTCGTCTGACATCTTGTAGTTCTATATTATCAAATACCACATACTTTGGTTTAATGATATCAATATAAGATATATCAATGACAACCTTATCATACGAATGGGATCCGTCAATGAATAACAGATCGGCAACTGTAGGTACATGCGCTGCTTCATTAAGAGAATACGGTATAAACTTAAATTGATATCCGAATTTATGAGCTACGGCATGATAAGCTTTTCTCGCGAAGGATCCTGGATCATAAGAAGTTAACTTAGATTCTGGCCAGAGATTCATCATCGTAGTCGCGGAATGACCAGCAAAGAAACCTACTTCAGTAATAGTCTTCGGGGCTTCGATCATGTCGAAAATTTGTTTCCAACAATTAAATACCGATTCATTATTAGGATCTAAATAACCCCAACCTTGTCCATTATATTTTTCACCTTCTTTTTCTGGTATTGGTTTAACCAAAAAAGAAGTATTTATATTATTCATAATTTATTTTATTCTTTCAATACCAAATGATATACCCATTCTTGTACCATTTGGTTCAGCATGATGAAATGTTCCTCTTGGGTTCCATACCATCTGCCCGGGCTGCAGTAAATGTTTTTCGACTTCTTTAGCGTGCGTGGGTCTAAGTACGTCTGTTATACTATCAGCATTTTTAGGTTTGTATATTCCCCAATTAACTGTTCCTAATATTTGCAGATACAATACAGACATAACGTCGCGGTGGATTCCAAACGTTGAATGTTCAGTCGTTAAACCAAAAAAGATATGAGCAGTTATGTTTGTATTTGGAAACATTTCCTGGAGTTCATGAACTATATCTTTACCGCCTATTTCTGGGAAAGACCCTCTTTTATCGCATTTTAATAAAGCTATTGAACCCAAATCAGATTTATTAGTAAGATGATCCCTAGGATGAGTATCCATAAACTTGAACATTCGTTCCCAAGTCATATGGCTAACATCTATCTTCTCATCTAAAAACAAATAATGATCTGGTAATTCAGGTAACATTGTTTAATCAACTTTTTTATTGATGCCAATATTATATTTAGATTTCAATGACCATTTGTCTTTGTCTTTAAATGGTATAATTTTGATCTGTCTGAGAGGTGCAATCAATGCGCCGACTTTAACCTTATCAACTATTTGTACTAAACCCCAATCACCAAGTAACTGAGCAATAGTATTCCTACGACCGATATCGTTTTCAGAAATATTTGAGATTTTACCGTCCAAAAGAAAGAGTTCTTTAAAATGTATAATATAATACCTACCTTGCTTATGAAGTATATGAGCAGATTGATATAAAGAATTATCTTTTTTAGATGCGACGCCTATACGTGTGAGAGTTTCTTTTACCTTTAGAAAATCGTTAGGCTCGTTTAAAGTAATCTCAAGCATTTCTGTCGGAGACCAGTTAAACTTTGTGTTTTGCCGTAGATCTTGTTCCACCTTTTTCCATCCTGTTTTTCAATATATTTATTTGATCGACATCAAAAAGGTTTACAACTTGTCTGGCTTTTTCATCAGAATAATTATAATAAGCTTTAATCACATCAATATTAGAAGAGGTTTCAGGTTTCATAAATTTACTAAACCTTTTTCTCTTTCTAATTGTATTTATAAAGAAATCGTATTTCATTCTGTTATCTAGGCCTGAATAGTGATTCATCTCATTTGCAAGGTGAATCGTATCCTGAAAATAGGATAACGACCGATTAATGATAAAAGAATTATAACCTTTCTCTTTATCATCATCAGTCATTATATCTATCTTGGTGACGTTAATACTATTTAAATACTCGAATGGGTTCATTTCCAATCAGCCGATGCCATGATCTGAGTCAAACACGCTACGGTATTCAACTCATGGTCAGCGACAAACGCGTCCTTATACTGATAATCAGCCAAGACCACGATGATTTCTGGTATAGACGCGGGCGTAACATAGTCATACACCGTATCATACACCTTACGAAACACCGCCGATGCTTCAAGGTCTATATTATCTACTACCCATTTACGCATCTTACGAAAGTTTTTATCTTTTAAGATCGACATTAACTCTTTAAAGTTATCATCGTTTACGTTAGATATTTCTGAAGCGGTATCGCCTGTGATACCGTATCGTTGCATTTCATTTAGAACACGACGCCAATCAGGGAAATGTTTTTCGATTAATAGAACTAAACCAGGAGTTGGTATATCAAGGCCTTCGTCTTTTACGATTTTCTGTAGACGAGCAAAGAACTCACCGGCCAGAACCGGCTTTTCTTTATTTGGTATAGAGAAATCGAACACCGAACATCTTGAATGCAATGGTTTAATAATACGATTTTTAAAGTTACAAGTAAAGATGAACCTACAATTATTACTGAACTCTTCAATAAACGCACGAAGTGCTGGTTGAGTAGATTGTGGGTTAAGGTAATCTGCTTCATCGAGAATGATTACTTTATACCCACCCATTAACGAAACAGAAGAGGCAAATTGTTTAATCTTACCACGAAGGGTGTCGATATTACCTTGTTCTGATCCGTTGATGAGTATATAATCTAAACCAAGTTCATTACATAATGCCTTGGCGACAGTCGTTTTACCTACGCCCTGAGATCCAGTGAACATCATGTTCGGAATCTCAGAACTATCTAGAATGGAAAGGAATGTCTTTTTAATTCCTTTAGGTAGTACACACTCAGATATAGTCTTCGGTCGATACTTCTCGACAAAGAGGAAATTATCACTCATGTATTAAGCTTTCATAATATATTTGTATGTTTTATTCAGTTTCTTCTTGCGCGCGCGACTCACATACGCCGACCATTTGAGTGCATTGATCTCGGAGCTGGCCAATAGTACTTAACTCTTCGCCTTTAAAACCACCACGACTTGACACCGTATCAATAACAGCAATCGTACTACGTGCGACCCTATTACTTAGATTGTAAATGATCTCGTCTTTTTCTTTATCTTCAGACATACCTTTTTCTTTCTTTGGGATTTTAGATTTAGATTTTTGATTTACTTTTTTCACACGCGATCCAGTATTGTATATTATCATTACTGATATGAGCAAACATTTTTTCTAAGATAGAAACAGTATAGTCACCAGGAATAATTTTTAGATTGTTAATGTTCAGTACAAGAGTAGGATCTTCGGAGGTGACATCACCTGGGACATCGATCGAATAATTATTCGCTGTACTATTTTCTACATCTGAAACAGTAAGCTTAATACCAGCTTCAGATTTAGTTACGACCAGATCAGAATGACCAAAGGCAGATGCCGCTTTTTTCAACTTAGAAAGAGTTTCATTATCTAGTTGGAATGTAACTACGGGATTGGTCATGTTCTGGGCGTTTTCCAGTAGCTTTTCATTTGGATGAGTTAGCATTTCAGCACTTGAATAGAAGTACTTAATGCTTGAAAGACCGGTGCTGTCGCCGATAATAACGTAATCATCTTCGAATTTAAATCGAGGAGAATCAACTAGATCAATAGCAGACAAGAATTCAGGTAGATCATATATACCTACTTCCTTATCGAAAGGCTCGGAGAGCTTATGCATCGATAGAATGTTACGAGCTTCCGACATAGTAGTAATCGAATCCCCGTGTTTGAACACAAAGTTCGGGTTAATAGTCGCATAGTTTTTTAAAACTGTGAGGGTCTTCGCGTTTAGTTCCATAGTATAGTCCTTGATTTAATTAATTATAGGTTTATTATAACACATTTGTTATGCTTTGTAAATAGATTTATGCAATTCTACTAAAGTTTTTATCTTTAACAAACTCGATTTTGTTTCGGAATTTACCTTCAAGTACGTCAGCCTTATGACTTATAATGAAGGTATTAGTATCTTTGTCTAGAGTATCTAAAATTTTAGTCAGATTATCTGTACCGTCAAAGTCCAGACTCGAATCAAATGTTTCGTCGAGTATTAACAGATTACAAGAGATAGAGTTTTTCATCTTAGCTATTTGACGCCATGTGAACAACAAACTCAAATCGATTCTGGCCTTCTCGCCTTCAGAGAATGAGTCATAATTGAATATATCTCTATGTCTTGATTTGATATTCTCAGAAAAGGTTTCATCGAGATTAAATGATACAAAGAAATCCATTACCTGTAAATAGTTATTGATTAACTTATTAATAACCGGTAGGTATTGCTTAATAATTTTAGTCTTGATTCCGGTATCTTTTAACAATTCGTATATGGCTTCATTATACAATCTATTTTCAAGCATAGTATAACGTAAGCTTTCTATTTCTGAACGATACTCTTCGAGCTTATTCAGTTCAATCTTAGATTTGCTTACGTCAGGATCTTTATTTAATAGATCGTTTATTTGTTTTTCAATAGCTTCTATCTGACGATTTTGACTGTTTATGATAGTATTATTAGAATTAATCTTATTCTGATTATCATATAACTTATTCAATTCAGTACTAATCGTAACGGTACTCGAAGAGTTTGATTTTTCTCGGGTAGTAACCTCGGTCATATCAGCACTTAAAGCTTTGGCCTTCGTCTGAGCTTTACTGATATGAGTTTCTTTTAATTCTGAATCTAGATCTTGGTGGCATGTCGGACAATTATCGTTGTTCTCGTAAAACTTAGCTTCTTTTACTACCTGGTTTATTTCAGCATTGATATTCGCGCCTTGCTTCATGATAACAGTTTTTTGTTTATTTAATTCCTGTAGCTCAGACTCGAGTCTATCTTTATTTGCGTCAAGTTTGCGCTTTAGATCATTGTTTTCCTTCTGAGTAACAACAATGCCGGCAGTAATAGTATCTTGTTCGGTACGTTTATTCTTAATAATATCATCATTAATTACCGCTACCTCGGAAATATAATCATGTTTCAGTTTAATCTTTTCTTTGATTAACTTGTATTGGTAATCATTGTCAGCTAATTGTTCTCTTAACTTACCAAGATTTTCCTTGATTCCTTCACGCATAACAGAAAAGATCGTGATGTCAAGTAGGTCCTCGATTATTTCACGTCGTTGGTGCGTAGGTAATTGCATGAAAGGTATAAACGAACTTGAACCAAGAACAATAATCTGATGGAATGATTTGTGATTAAATTTTAGGATAGTTTGTTCTAATAACTTTTGATAATCACGAGACGTAGAATCCTGATTAATCATGACACCGTTTTGCCAAACTTCAAATATATTCGGTCTAATGCCACGTACTATTTTATACTGAGTCTTGTCAGCTTTAAAATTAACTTCAACTAACGCATTCTTTTTATTGACAGAATTAATCAACTGATCCTTCTTGATATTACGATGGGCCTTACCGAAGAGACCAAATGATAACGCGTCAAGGAGAGTAGATTTACCAGCACCGTTCTGTCCGACGATCAGCGTACTCGAAGAACGATTCAGAATAATCTTGGTAGGGTTATTGCCCGTAGACAGAAAGTTAGACCATTCAATGTCCTCAAATATAATCATTATACAATTTCCTTGTTCAGTGATTCTATATATACATTGTGTATCATTGACTTGAGCTTAGTTTTATCTAGCGCTGTATCAATTTCATCTACATACGAATTCAAAAGTTCCGTTGTATTCTCAAACGAAATATTATCGTCACCAATATTTTCACCCGTAAATTCAGAGAAGTCTTCGGCGATTTTCAGTTCATGTATATCTACACTATTCACGGCATCAATGAATTTATCAAACAAGAAAGGATCATTTTTATTTACTACTATAATCTTAATAAATTGATTTTTAAGCTTAGCGAAGTCATAGTCTTTATAGTTATTAATCGCATCGTCATAGATGATTTTAGTGAATAACGTTATTGGATTCCTTACCATCTCTAGCTCGCGAGTTTCGGTATCAATCACATGGAAATATTTAGGATCATCGGCATCTGACCAGGTAAATTCCATACTCGAACCTAGATAATGAATATTACCTCGTGTTGATTTAGTATGAAAATGGCCGGTCAATACCTTTTCGAATCGTGAGAATATAGTAGATGACATACCACCTTGGCTAGTAATACCCTTCATCATCTCAAATCCGTCTAATTCTAAATGACCCATAATCCATGAGGCTTTACAGTTTTTAATAAATTGCATAGACTCAGCATAATTCTCGTTATTTACCCAAGGTAGCATAGCCATTTTGAGTCCGCCGTAGTCGTACACCGCGGGATTCATAATGATATTAACATTGCCGGTATAGAAACCTAACAATTCTTTGAGCGCACATAGGTCATTAGTATTCTTATAGAACACGTCATGATTGCCTGGAATAATATCCATGCTGATACCCATTTGTCTCAGTGGTTCGAGAAAGGTTTTACGGTTTGAATTAAGCGCTTTATAGTTTATGTACTTACGATGATCATAATAATCTCCGCCATGAATTATTTGCGTGACATTATTCTCTTTACAATAAGGGAAGAATATGTCTTGGTAGAATGAAGATTGATAATTAATAAAAACTTCAGACGAATTACGAGTACCGCAATGGGTATCCGTTAGGATAGGTATTTTCATTATATAATGTTATTCCATAATTTTGGATAGATCAGAATCGGCGTGGGCCGTTGAACGCTTTTTTCTCTTCTTGGATTTCACATATTCAGAGAAATGCTGATCGGATGTCTTTACTAGATTGATTCTGTCTTTAAGAATGTCGACGAATCGATTAGAGACACTGATACTTTCAGCACTTCCGTTAGTCACATCGGCAAAATCATATATACTACCTTCAGAGATATAGCGCATTTTAATATCTTGTTGCTTCTTCTCTTTGGCAATACGTCGTAAAAAGGCAAAATAAATGATTTGAGTAAAATAAGCAAACGCGTTGGGTTTACCTGTCCTCGTAGCATATTCAATATTATAATTCAGTATAGCTTTCAGACTATTCTCTACGCCGTCCATGACCATTTCTTCTCGGTAGGTATAGCGCGCGAAATTAGATTTGTGGGAAAGTCCGTTGGCTATTTTAAGAAAACATTCAGCCAAATAATCAGTGACTATAGGTAGAGGTTTTTTTGCCTTGGTCGCGGCATGTACGGTTTTGACATATTCGACCACCGATTCAGAGAAGAATCGATTATTAATATAATGTGGTCGGTCTTTAGGCTTAATCTTTTTCGTAATTTCCATTTTTATTTCTCATACTTTGCGTTGATGATATATCTATTATATATTATATTTCATTATTTGTAAATAGATTTATTTATTTTATTTATTTTCCGTTTTTCTATTTACATACATGCAGTTTTATGTTATAATTAAGTTATAAACTTATTCCTTATCAGTAGTACCTAATTTAAACGGCGGTGAACAGGATAGGGTCTAATGCAGTTTAGGATTAAACTTGATAATATTATCATTACCTGAATCTTTTTCATCCTCGACATGAGGTCTTAAATTAGTCGCGACGTCCATCAGACGCATATCCTTAAAATCAAGTTCAGCCTGTTGTTCCTTTTCTAATTCATCTTCCATTTTTTCTATTTCTTGGTGGTACCAAGAAATTTCTTGGTACCTACGATCAAGGATATCCATATGATCGTGTCTACGACCAAGGATATCCATATGATCGTGTACTAGAACTTCGGAATAAATCACGGTCAATTCTTCTGAGGCAATAAACATGGAGATGATATGCTTTTTAGATATGCCATATATTTTACCTAATTCCATACCTGGTATATAATGATAAAGAGTAACAAAATCACCAATAGGTAATTCAAACATATTTAAACCCGCATCACCAGGTTGAGGGTGACCTAAATTAAGTAAACAATAAATGTTCTTTAACGATAGGGTATCATCACCGTTTTCGTCAGTATCAGTCATTTGACCGATAATACTTTGCCCATTTGATAGTACACATTGAATGACGTCGTATTGGGGCGTGATAGCGTCTTCTTTATCCATTACTCTAACTCCATAGGTTTATGTTATATCAATATTATATATCTTATATTTAAAGTTCTCTTTTTCGT